TGACGGTGGTTAGAGTTAGCTTCCGCTTTAGTATCTTTAGAACCAGGTTTCACTACTGGTTTAGCACTTGATACTTTTTTCTTTACAGTAGAATTCTGTTGAAGTTTGCGCCATTGCATAGCGTCATGCAATACCTTTACGTGACGAGGGTCAACAATTGAGTTAAGTTCGGCATCTGAAAAACCATAATCCTTGCCAGTAGATAACAATGCTTGGTTAGTCTCAGGACTCCAATTTGGTATCTCTTTTGCTAGAATTTCTTTTCCTTTTGCTATCTTCTCAGACATCAATTGCGTTTGCTTCTGAACGACTTGTTGCTTTTTGGCTTCAAACTGTGAAACAAGTTGACTACGTTCTTGCTGTAGTTGGTTGTATGTAAAGAAAAGTTTTTGTGCTTCCACAAAGTCATTATCAGACAATTGTTGCCAATTCACGTTTGCATATTGGTTTAATTGTTGGTCTAATGATGTGATTTTTGCTACATCTTCAATTAAGACATTGTTAAGTTGCATTTGCTCTTGAAAGGCTTGCTCCTGCATTTGTATTTGCTGGGCATAGGCTTCTAGCTCTTTACGTTGTTCTGCTACTTGTTGTGTCTTTTGCGTGTAGTCTAAGCCTTGTTGAGCTAATGCTACTACTTCGTCTAGTGGTTTCTCAACATCTTCACCATTAACTTTAAGTTTAAGGATAGCAGGAACTTCATCTTGCGACTGTTCTTCTTCCTCAACCTCTTCATCTGGTTCTTCTGTTGCTTCTTCTGATTCTACTTCTTCAGTAGCTTCAGCTTCAGCCTCTAGTGGTGTTTGTTCTTCTTCTTCTTGAAGTTCAGGTGGTTTAACATCTGATTCAATACTATCACCAAGCATAGTCTCTAACCGACTTTGTGGTGACTGTTCTGGGACTTGGTCACTCATAGTTTTATTTCCTTGAAATTAGACAATAAAAAAGACTCGTGAGAGTCTTAAGTAGGCTTGTCCTTACCTAAATTCTTTTTGTGTAATATATTACACATTTTGCATGTCAAAACGGTTTTCATTCAAAATACTGACAAATTGCTTTTGAATGAAACACTTACCCAAATATTTTAAACTTAGGTCTGTCCGTTTGGATAGCTGCTAACTTACCTGTGGTCATCACGTCAGTAAGTTGCTTGTTTATTTGGTTTAATAGTTGTAGTGCAATAACTAATTTGTTATGTGTCTTCTCATCACCTAATGGACTGTTAGCCATACTAGCAATAAGACTTTCACGAACCTTATCCATAGCTTCTTTGTAGATAGGGTTATCTAATATCTGTGTTGCTTGTTCACCACGTTTAACTTCTTCTAGTGACTTATCCGCCATATATCATCCCTGATTGTGCTTTGATTTGTGCGATAGCTAAATCTGTTTCTGCTTTAAGTTGAGCCTTGAATCTTTCTAACTCAGCTTGTGCTGCTATCTTCTCACGTTCAATTATAACATCATTCTGTGAACGTACTTGCTCTTGTTGTAGTTGAGCTTGAGCTTTTTGTTGTTCAATCTGTAATTGACCTTGAATCATAATTTCAGCTTCAGAAGGCTTGTCTTGCTGACCTTCTTGCTCAGGTGTATTAGCTGGATTAACCCAGAACTCTTCAGGGTTCTTAAAGCCTGCATTCTGTGTAAGTTTAGCTAATGCATTGTATATCTTCTCAGGGTTAGTTAAGCCAACAGCAATAGCTTCTTTTTGCATATTCAAGATAGATGTTAAGTGAACCAATTGTTGGTCTTTATTACCTGCACCTAATCCTACAGAGATAGATAAGTCTTTACGAGCTTTCCATTCTCTAGGGTCTACTTCTACCCATTTGTTACGTAGACGAATAATGTCTGGTTTAGTAAGTGTTGTTCTTACCAAGTAATGCACAAGTTTAAATAGCTCTTTAACACCTGTCTCTGCGAATGTACGTGCTACTAACTCAATACGTTGTTGAGACGCATTCATAATCTGTGCTACACCGGTAGCTGTCTTGTTAAGACTGTTAGCATCTAAGCCTTGGTTATAAGCTGTGATACCTGTTCTCTTTTCTTTCATAGAGTCCATGTATTCAACCATACCGAATGATGATGCTGGTAATGGTGGATGTGATAAAGGCATAATACCTGTACCTGGGTCACCATCTACACGAACAATACCACCTGGTCTTGACGTTAGCATATCATCTAGGTTTACTCTGTCACTAATAGCATAACGACCATTGTTAGCTAGATACATATTATCTAACTGACCACGAATAAGAGTAGACTTAATGAGCTGAATGTCCATAGTCAAGTCAGCATAAGAACGACCAATATGTCTATGTGGCATTATCATAGGTGTGATACATGCGAAAGGTACATACTCACATTTCTCTTTATAAAGAACTGTGTTACCTAATACGACTACTCTATATCTTTCACCATCTAACTTAATGTATGTGTCTTTAACAAGTGCTTCTTGTGACTCAATAGCTCTATCGTATTCTTCATCATAAATATCACGAGCATTAGACTCTTCTTCAAACGTATCACGAAGGTCTGACATCACAGACTTGATATACTCTAGTGGCTTGTCAAACGTCTCAGCAATTTCAGCTAGCTGCATAACTTCTCTATGTTGAACAAACTTAGCATCTTGTAAGTTAGGACCTGATACCTCTACAGAAATCATCATGTTTTCTGGAGCTACGTTCTTAATCTCAATCTCTGTATTCTTTTCTGTAACCTTGAGCTTAACGTCATGTAACATAGGTTGCATAACTGTAGCTGGGTCTACACCATTCATGGCTGCTTGTTGATAGATAACATCCATGTTAATACTTGGGTCAGGGTAACCAGTATGCTCTAATACTTCTGTATTCTCATCTGAAGCCAACATTTGTAGTTGTGCGTCAGTTAACCCTTTGTACTCGTATTCTTCTTCTTCCTCTTCTTCATTGGCATATACTTTTACATAGCCGTTCTTAGAGAGTAGTGCGTCTTTAAACCATACGTAGAATATCTTGAAGCCTTCGTTTTGCTCCATCACTACATGGTTAATATAATCTGTTTCTTGTTCTGCTGCTTCTTGGTCTTCAGGACCTTTAGGGTCAAACTGAACAACTTTGTCACCGGCTACAAAGACTTTAAGTAATTGTGGTAATGCTGACTCAATAGTATCTTGAACGTCATACGATACAACTTGTGAACGACCTTCTTCTTCGTTACCGAATGGTTGTCCTAAGTAGTAGTCAATCGCTTCTGCTCTATCATTAGACAATGCACTATCATTTACACCATAGGCTATATTCTCTTGCGCCTCTATCTGTGCAATTATTTCCATGTCTTCTATATTCATCAAACAATTCCTCTATTTGTATATTGTATTTTCTCTTTGCTCCATGACTCGTTCTTCATAGACTCAATAGAGGTACATAAATATCTGAACGCATCTGCTCCATGGCTGTATTCGTCATGTAGTGGCGCACCAGGTTCGTTAGTTGCAGAGTTTATACTTCTGCGATAATTCTTTAAACATTCAACAAGTCTTTGTGCTGACTTATCAAAGTATATACGGTGGAAGTTCATACGTGCTAACTTAATACCAGACTCTATGTCTGCTTTAGGCACGATACGTATATCCCATCCTAACTTCTTCATAATATCTTCTGCTGATATACCATGCTTAAAGTCTTTAGACTGTCCGTCATGTGGTAAGAACATTGTACCCCAGTTATAGGATAAGTTCTTAAGTTGTGCAGAATAACTATCTAATGTTCTGTGGTCATCTTCTATATAACCAATGATGCGTAAGTCTGATATACCTTTTTGGCATAGGATAACTGACATGCTGTCGTTCCATCCTAAGTCCATTACAACATGAACCTTCATCATAGGGTCATAAGGTACAGTTGTTATACGGTTACCTTCTTGTGCTTCTCGTATCTCGTTAGAGTATATAGCACCATCTACAGCAGCTTTACAATCACCTTCCCAGATGTTTGCATAGTCAGGGTTAGTCTTTAAACTGTGTAGGCGTTCCGTCTCCAAGACCTCAGGAAACCAAGGATTGTCAGTATAGTTTACTTTAACAACCTTAGCATTCTCTGGTGGATTAACCACAAATCTAGAGTATGTATCGTCTGTATCTATATTAGGGTTAAATGATACCCATATCTCTGAATTAGGTTTACGTATCGTAGGGATTAAGATGTCCCATGACTTTTTACTAACAGTCTGAGCTTCCTCTACCCATACAACATCACATCCCTCAAACGACTTTATAGACTCAACAGTATTTGTAGCAAGACCAGTAAAGCTAAATGTACTACCGTTAAGACCTCTAATCTCAGCTTCAAGAACTTCATAGAAAGCTCCTAGACCTAAAGATTGTATCTGGTCATTAAGTAATGTATGGACTGACTGCTTAATAGACTTTTGTATTTCTCTAGCACATAATACACGTGTAGGTTCATTAGCTGCTTTTATAAGCAATGCTCTAGCCATAGACCATGACTTGCCTGAACCTCTACCGCCATAAGCTACTTTGTACCTGTGTGGCTCAAATAAGAAGTCTAGCTTATCAGGAAAGGTTGCA